GCTCCGAGCGCAACCGCGCAATATCTACTCAAAGGTGACTCGGCGGGTACTTCAATCACTCTAGCGAATACAATCTCTGCACAAGCTAGTATTTTAAGATTATATGCGGCTGATGGCAATCGCTCAGATGTTGTTGGTATACAAATACATTCAAAAGGTAATACAACCAGTCGCGCAAATAATGAAAGACTAGATATTCAATCGACAAGGACTGACCCTTGGAATTTTGAAATCAAATCAACTGCCGCTGGCGCTGACCCTGGAGTTGCTGTCCGTCCCCTGAAAATTTACACGGGAGCTAACACTTCCCAGCTTGTCTTGAACACAGATGGCTCGATTAACATGGGTGACGCATTAACTATTGCGGACGATTTTACTGTCAATATAAACACCTTTACCGTTAATACTACTACAGGGCTTGTAACGGTTGGGGATAGTCTGACTGTAGGGGATGGCCTAACCGTAGACACTACCACCCTTGTAGTTGACTCGGTTAATCATTTGGTTCTAATAAACGGAATAGTTTTTCAAGGATTAGCAACAGGAAATATAGCAATAGGCGATTCAACTACTATGGATGCTCATACGAGTGGTGTTCATAATGTTTGCCTTGGGGCTGCGGCCGGTACAGGTATTACTTCGGGTTATTACAACACAGCCATTTCCAGGTATGCCATGAAACTCCAAACTGCGGGGAGGCATAATATTGCCATTGGATATGTTGCTGAAGAAAAAGGAAATTCAGCAGGTAATACATTCAATATTGGAATTGGTGCTTACGCCTTACAACAGAACACAGTAGGTGTAAATAATACCGCACTAGGAGTTTACGCGGGCGCGGGAGTATCTGAAAACTCTCACTCAAACAATAGTTTCTTTGGCTATTCGTCTGGACTTGGTATAACAACAGGCAGCAGTAATATTTTCCTCGGCAATTTTGCCGGTTCTCGTCAGGCCAACCTTTCCAACCTTTTAATTATAGACAACCAAGTAAGAGCAGATGTTGCCACAGAGCTTACCAACTCCATCATTTATGGAGTAATGGCCGCCGCTCCCGCCGACCAGACACTTAGAATAAACGCTAATGTCGGTGTTGGTGTAACTCCAACAGCAGTGTTACACTTAAAAGCCGGAACAGCTACGGCAAGCACCGGCCCTCTCAAATTTACCGCAGGAGTAGCCCTGACAACCCCTGAAACGGGTGTTTTGGAGTTTCACGATAGCCGACTATACATGACAAACAAGTCTGTTAGAAAAGCTCTTGACCGAACAAGCGATGTGGCGCTGGCAACCGTAACGGTAGTGGACGAGGCGGCTGAAACAACAGTATGGACGGCGACTATGCCAGCTAACAGTTTGGTAGCCGGTAATGTAATGAAGTTTCACGCTGATGGCGTTGTTTCAAATAATGGAAATAACTCGGATAATGATTTTACATTAAGAGTGAGACTCGCTAGTATTACCGGAACAATATTAATTGATCTTACACCTAGTACGAAAGCAATGACCGATGTTCATTGGCATATGAACGCAAACGCCACGCAAAGAACGGTTGGAGGTTCTGGCGCAAGAGCGTACCATATTCACCTGACAGTTGGCGATGCCGACGAAGAAATAGATATGGGGGTTGTGAATATTAACACGGAGGCCACAATGGATTTATTAGTAACCGTAGACTGGGCGACTGCCCACGCTAATAATTCATTCAGTCTCTATCAGGGATACATGGAATATAAAAACTAACAGATAAATTAAAAAGGAGTTACAAAATGATTGTAGAAATACCTATCCCTGACGATAAAGTAGCGGCATTTACTATTGGTTTTTTAGAGATATGCCCGATAGACCAGATTCTTGACCCGGAGTGGGAGGAAGGTGTTGATCCAGACCCTCAACCGATGGTTGACGCATACACCAAACTGGAGTGGCTTATTAAAAAAACTCAGAAAGAGTGGTTTCGATGGTATAAAATAGGTATAATACAAAAAGCTGGACGTGAAGCAATAATTGACAAAAATATAATATAAAAAAGACTTGCTCTACTGCAAAACTTAGTTATAATAGCAATAAATAATACTTTTTTATAGGAGACAGGTATGACAAAAGAACCAAAAGTAAAAGAAAACAAGGTAGACAAACTAAAAATTAGAATGGCTGACTTGTTCATGGCAAAAGAACAGACTCAGGCACAGCTCAATCAAATAGTAGGTGAGCTACAAAAGGTTATTCAAGAGGTAGCACGACTTACTGAACCTGAAAAAAAGGAAGGTCAATAATGGGAACATGGATAAAAAATCATAAGCCGTTAGTAATTACTGCAGACAATGCTTTAGACGGAACAACAGCAACGGATACGTTTAAGCCTACAGATAGAGTTGCTACCCTATCTGTTACATTATCAGAACGGTGTGATAAGGTGGTTATATACGCATTGGGAACCGACACAGAAGACGAAGCATTGGCGTTCCAGATTTCCGGGTATGCTAATGATGGGCCAGCCCACTTGATTCATGCCGATGATGCCACTCTAGGCGCAGCAGTGGCTCCAGGTACGTCAACGTTTTATGTAGACCATTTCGGGACAGCAGACACCACGTTCTACAATACGATAACAGTAAAAAACAACGCTGACGGAGTAGCTACCATAAGCTTTGACCCTGGTGGTATGAAGTATCTACAATTTAGATGCACATTAACTACTGTGGCAACCTTCACCTTCTATATCAGAGAAACAGGAGAGGTTTAATGCAAGTAATTAAAAATACAAAGTCAGTAACTATTTCTGTTGCAGACGCAACTCCTCTGAACGGAACAGGGTCTGGAAGAACCTATAAACATAGTGATATGGTTGCGGCAAACAGCGTTTTACTATCAGAAAGGTGTGATACTGTATTAATATACGCAGAAATCATAGGACTAGCTGATATCCCGATAACCTATAAGATTTACGGGTATTCTGCTGATGGACCGGCGGTTTTAATACAATTTGATGATGCCAAGGCAGGAACAGCTATAGCAACAACAGGAAGTCTATGTATAGATAGTTTTGGAACAGCGGATGAAACATACTTAGCAACACCTGTGATAACAAATAACGAGGATAGCATTGCTACAATAAAAATAAGCACAGCAGGGCTAAAATACTTAATGTTCGAAGTAACATGCCTTGGTGCACCACCAGCAACAAGTATGACGTTTTACATAAGAGAAACAGGTAAGAAAAACGGATAAAGGATAATAATATGTCATCACTAATCAGGTTTGAAGAAGACTCAATAAAATATAAAGCTCGTATGTTTGAGCAGTCAACACGAAGGCAAAAGTGCTTTTGTTGTGGCAACGATATAAAATGTTACAGAAGCTTACTTCTCCGGTTCTTTGAGCCGAAGAAAGAAGAAAAGGCTTTGTGTTACGAATGTCTAGTGCTAATGGCTCTAGATAAAAAGATAAAAATTACTGGAGAGTTGTCATTATTTGGTAAATATCCAGTAAAACCAGCAGTTGCTGGTAAAAAACGTGGGCCAAAAGCAAGGCCAGGACCGAAGGTTTCTAGGAGTATAAGAGAGGCGAAACGAGATGCCAGCAAGCTCAACACAGAAAATACAGAAGAGAGTTAATGGTGTAAAGCTATTTGAGAAGCATATAGTAGAGGGAAAGTCCCTTACAAAATGCTCCAAAGAAATGGGCTTATCCAGAACAACGCTCCATAAGTATAAGCAGAGCGACGACTTTAGACAGATGGCTATAACCCATCTGGAAGATAGTAAACTTGGCGGGTTAAAAGGAACTGTCTCAAAGCTAGTGGATGCCCTAGACGCTACGAAGCCTATAGTAATAGATAATGCAGACGGAAGTACGTCGATACGTACTGTTCCAGACCCAAAAACCAGAATGGACGCTCTTAAAGAGGTTATAAAAGTCTATGGACTCCATGCCCCAACAAAACAAAATACTACGATTGCAATTTCCATATCATCGGATGCAGAATTATTTGAACAAATTGACCTCGCTCAAAGAGGTCGCAGCCATGTCGAGTCATACGTTAAAGGGGAAAGAGGCCTTGAACTGGCTACGGCAGAATTCGAGCGTGGTCGCGGAAGTTTTGAGTCGCGCGAAAGAACCGTACTACAAGATGGTTCCGTATCGGAATCGGAGTAATGGCGGTCCAAGTTGGCAGTATGATATTATATGGAATCAACCAAAGTATAAGGGATGCATAGCCTGCGGAGCTAACCGCATTGGCAAGATAATAGACAGTGGGTGTCCGGTACTAATGGCCGATGGTTCTTATAAGACAATGGGAGAAATTGCAGTTGGAGACTGGGTTCTTTCTTATGACACGAAAACTGGTATATCAAAACCTTCACAAGTTACGGATAAATGGAATCACGGAATGCAGCCAATGAAAAAAATTACTTTTAGTGATGGAGCAAGCGTATGTGTGGAAGAAAACCACCCTTTCCCGGTTCGTTTACGTAGTGGTACTTTTTTTGACCGAGGTAATAACTCGAGACATAAGATAAAAAAACAACGAGTAAAGGTGTATAAAAAAACGGTAAAAGAACTAATCCCTAGGCTTGGGAACTCTGTCTCGATGAGAACAAGAATGCTTAGTCCGAAAGAGGTACATTATTTACCATCATTTGACTTGCCAATACATCCATATGTGTTAGGGGTTTTACTTGGAGACGGGTGCATAGTATCTAAGGGACAAATAGCTGTTACATCTGCCGATGAGTGTATTATTAGCAGATGCAAAAATAAAATTAATAGATTAGCGGTAATCAAAAAATATACATCAAAAAATAAAAAGTGTGATCGGTATAGTTTTAATCAATCAACTGCTTTAGCAGAGGAATTGAGCACATTAGGTCTACTAGGTACAAAATCAGGAACAAAATTCATACCAGAAATGTACCTGTCCGCTTCCATTGAGGACAGAAAGCAACTACTTGCAGGGCTTATAGATACCGACGGATTCTTGTATGGCTTTTGTGTAAAATCTAAACAATTAGCAAAGGGGTTTCAAAAACTAATAAGAAGTATTGGTGGAAAAGCGACCTTGCAAGAAGTAGAAAAAACTTGTACTAACGCTAAGGACGGTCCTAAGAAAGGTATATATTACAACGTTACATGGAGAGCGTACGACATACCTGTTGAGTTAAGTTATAAAATGCCAAAGAAGACAAAACGTAATTGTGATTATTCTGCTCGCATTGTTCGTTCCATTGAAGACGATGGAGTCCGTCCTGCTTGTTGTATAGAAATTGACCATCCCGACCACTGCTTTCTTATAGGCGACTTCATCGCTACCTGCAACAGCCACCTGGGAGGCTTTGTGACGGCCTTAATGGTCACTGGTGAGCATCCAACCTATAAGAGCCCTGCTAACGGCAGAGCGTGGATTATAGGGCCTGACAGCAAGGTTATCGAGGCTGTTGAGAAACCGTACTTTGAGTCTCACTTACCAAAGAGATACTTCGAAGGTGGAAAATGGAACGGAAAGCATCAATATTGGAAACTAAAAGCAGACGGAAGAGAATGGGAAGTGTGGTTTAAGTCAGTTGACTCAGGCCGACAGAAGTTTCAAGGTGACGCAATAGACTTTGCCTGGATAGACGAAGAGCCTCTTAAGACAGGTGTGTTTGAAGAGCTTGAGCTTAGAATGTTAGACAGGCAAGCTATCTGGCTGATGACGGCAACGCCAGTAGAAGGAACAAGATGGTTAAAAGAAACACTGGACAGAGATGACACATATTATACAATGGCTGGTATGAGAGAAAACCCATACATACCTATGTCAGAGATAGATAAGATTTGTAAGGTTCTACCCGCTGACGACAGAGATGTCAGAGTAGAAGGAAAATACATTATATTTGGCGGACGCCCTGTGTTTGACAGACCAATGCTTTCCGAGATGGAAGAAAACGCTTCGCCATACGTAGAAGGGACACTAAGAGCAGTATGACATATACCTTTGTGCCAATAGAAGATGGAGAATTGAAAATATTTGCTGAACCTCAACCGGCCATGACCTATACGGTTGGTATTGACGCATCTACCGGGCTTGCAAACGACTATTCGGTTCTCCAGGTAGTATCAAACACTCTGCCATGCGAACAGGTGGCTGTCTTTAGAGCAAAATGGGCTGTTAATAACGTTAGCGAGTATGCTAATAAGCTTGGTAGGTATTACAATGAAGCTTTAATCGTGTGTGAGATTAACTATCCTGGAAACTCGGTACAAGATGCTTTACTGCAATATTATAAATACCCAAGAAATTATCAGGCAGAAGAACATCTTGACGAAGACCCTAATGTTTCCTGTAAGTATGGGTTCCGGACAACAGAACCCTCTAAGTGGTTGCTTATTAATGAGATACAGGTTGCTTTTCTAAACAAAGAGATCATAGTTAACGACCTTACAACGCTGGATGAACTTAGAAATTTCGTATACAGAGCGCAAAAAAGCAAGGTTGGAGCTGCAGAAGGCTTTAATGATGACTGCGTAATAGCATTAATGCTTGCATATCATGGAGCAAAGCTGTATCCTTGTGCTCAGATACCTAAAACAAAAAAGAAAATAATCGTAGACCCGGATACAAAAAGGGCTTGGGGTAATTTTAGAGAACAGCTAATGAGACCAAAAAGCAAAGGAGTAATTTTATAATGTTTGATTTTAATAAGAAACCGGAAAAGACAATAGAACAAATATTTACTGCTGCACCGCAGCCATTGTCGGAAGAAATGATTAGGCGAGACAATTATTTCCACTCATGCTGGATGACAATGAAGGCAGAGAATCCTCAGTTATGGGAAGCAATGAATAAAATTGAACTTAAGACAGCAGGGTACTTACTAGGAACACCGGACTTAAAGGAGCAGGATAATGAAATTATCCCAGATACAATCCTCTAAGGTTTTTGTTTGCCCAACCTGTTATTCAACATTGTGTAAAACTAAAGACCTAAACGGAAAGCAAGTTGTAAAGGTTAAGCATAAAGGTATGGAAGTGCTTGCTGCTGATGCAGTAATTAAGTGCTCCCAGTGTAAGAAATACTATTATATAACAGCCGCAGATGGTGTAAAAGGGGAAGTCGATGCCGGAAACTAACCAATCAGACACAAAAAACCCAGCTCAGTTTGTACTTGACGATGAGACATCTATGGCTCTTGCAGATGTGATGCGTAAGCGTATTGATACGTTTAATAAGAATCGCAGAAGCAAGTTAGTTGAGATAAAAGCTAACATATCCTATCTAGTTGGCGAGCAAAACATTAGCTTAGTTGGTGATAGTATAGTCCCTATAGCACAGAAACGTAGTAACGAGACTGTAGCAAACGTAATTCTACCTGCAGTACAGAAAGACGTTGCAGTATCAATAGCTGTTCCTCCGGTCTTTGATGTAGTTCCTTCTGGAACCGATGCGGATGATAAAGCAACTGCCTTAGCAGCAGATAAGATACTAAAATACATTAAGCGGAAGATAACAAAAGATTTCAAGAGAGCTGAAGCTTGTTTATGGTATGACATCTCTGGTGTTGGATGGAGAAAGACGTACTGGGACCCAAACTACGCTGTTGTAGGGATAAACCCAGCTCCAATGGATGAGAATGGACAACCTAACCCAGGATATATACCCGACTTAAAGGTCGGAGAAGCTATAATGCAGGGAGAGATACAGATTGAGTGTATCCCTACCAACCAGTTAATATACGACTTCAGGGAAACACGGCTAAATAAATTATCGTGGATTATCCATGCTAAACAAGTTACCGCTGCATGGGTACAGAATACTTTTGGCGATATAGTATATGGTAAGCTAAAAACAAAGTTTAATAATCAGGCAAGCAGAGGAGAGAGCGAGTTTGAGGCATCAGTAAGAAGTCGCTTCGAAGGAACGTTCGACTCTTCGTCCGGAAGTGGAAACAGGACTGTTACACCAAAAGAGGCAGCTAACGCAAGGATGGAACTTAAGTCTGATGAATTTATTGACTATTATGAGTACTGGGAGAAGCCGACAAAGATGATGCCTACGGGTGCATATGGTATAATGCTTGGAGATCAGGTGGTTATGCATATGCCATTCCCAATAGAGCTGTATCCGCATGGAGAGCTACCTTTTACTCCTACAGCAGCTCTTAATATTACTGGTACACTCAATGGAGCGATAAGCAGAATATCACAAGCTAGGCCACTACAGCGACAGTACAATAAACTACGAAGCCAGATTGATGACAACCTTGATGTCATGGGTAACGCAGTAATCTTCACACCACGACAGGCAAAGCTACGGTATAAGACACTTGATAACGGAGCTGGAAATATAATAGAGTATGATGGTCCTGTTGGTAAACCAACTAGAGAGGCTGGAGTACCTATGAATGGCCAGATATTTGCTTATCTAGCAGAAACCAAGCTGGCTATAGATGGGATATTCGCTTTTCACGAACCATCAAGAGGTATTGCTCCCCGAAATATTGACAGCGGTAAGGGATTACAGGCTCTTCAGGGAGCTGACACAAGACATCTTGGTCCGATTATAGCTGCGTTCGAAGAAGCAGATGAAAGAATAGTGTACCAGGCGCTGATGTTAGCGGTAGGTAACTATGAACAAGGCAGACTTATTAATGTTGTAGGTAATGACTATGACTGGACTCTATATGTAATAGATAAAGCCCAGCTCCAAGGTAAGTTTAATGTTATTATAAAACCAAACTCCTCGATGCCTCTAGATAAAGATTCAGAAAAGATGTATGCTTTTTCCGCATGGCAGTCAGGTTTACTTGGAGACCCGCAGGATTCAGAGCTTAGAACCTGGACAATGGAACAAATGAACCTGGGAAACAATGATAATCTGCTGCAGAAGCATTCAAAACAGAAGAACTTTGCGATGAAAGAGTTTGTTGTTGCTGCAGATACACTTAAAAAGATCAAGCTTCCAAATGATATGTCAGACGAGGCACTAGTTGCAGCTATAAATCAGCACATATATATCCCACATATTAATGGATTTGATGACCATCAGGTACATTTACAGTCTCATGGAGAATATATGCTTGACAATTTCTGGAAGTTCAGGTCTACTGGTAATCCGTTATATATAGAAATGTTAAGACGAATGGGATTACATATACAAGAGCACCAGATGGTTATAAGTCAGCAAGAAGAAGCCGCATTCCAGAAGAGATTGCAGGCTGAGATGTTAATAAAGGGCAAGACGCTACAGCAGATAGCCCTTTCGAAAATGGACTTAAGTGATAAAAAACCAGAATCTAACAAGAAAGGTAAGTAACATGAGCGAAGTAATTAACAATGCGGTAGAGCCATTCAATACCAGCGGAGTAATAAATGAACCCGTAGCACCAGTAATAGACGCAAGCCAAGGGTTTCCGCAGGCAGTACAGCCACAGCAGACAGTAGATGAGTTCAACAAGACTTCTGACGTTGCTCCTGAGCCCGTAACGGCTCCAGAGGGCACCGCAACACCCCTGGAGAACCCAGACGCTATAATGAAGCGTCTACAGCAGCGTAACGCAAGACAGGCAAAGATGCTATCTTCTTTAGGTCTTGACCCGTTAGGAGATTTAGGTGAGCAGTTAGAAGCTGGGCTCATTACTCCTGAGATGCTTGCTTCGCATGTAGCACAGAAGTATGGTGCTGGAATACAGGCTGCTCCAGCTCAACCTGTCGTTCCGAGTTACGAGACTGATATTCAGACAGCAGTACAAGCACAAGAGGCAGCAAAAATAAAGTACGATGCTGAGGTAGCAAGTGGAGAAGGTGTTAATCCTGAAACCTTTACCGCCTACCTGGAAGGCACGGACAATGTAAGTAAGGCTAGAGCAAGGGTAAGTGAAGCAAAGCTTGAACAACTATCACAGAGAATAACTGAGGAACGCAATGTTCGTCAAGTTGACGCAAATGTGGAGTCGGTTTTGAATGTAGCTAAGCAAAATCCTGCGTATAGCAATATGGACCCGGCACTTCAGGATTCTGTAAATATGGTGTATCTAACCCTGACAGGTGGTATTGCAGAGAGAGAGGCTAGGCAACTAGGACTTGACCCTGCTCGACTGTCACCGGAACAGTATGCGTATTTTGCACAGAAGGCTGATGCACAGCTACAAGGTCTTTCAACATTTTACCAAGGAATAGGCGGGCAGGCAGTAAGAACAAGCCAGCAACCGTCAACTAATCAAAACCAATTTGTACAACCAGTAGGTCCAAGTGGGACAACTCCCACTCAACCTAATCCATACGGGCAGGTGAAGCTTTCTAATCACACTGAAGCAGCTAAAGCCTATATGAAGAACGGTGGTACTTTATAAAGAAAGGGCACTATAATGGCCTCGAACGTAGTAACTACAACCGATCAAGTGCGGCAGGACTTCCAATACAGCGCAAGCGTAGATGGCTTGATGAAGCAAGTATATCTTCCCGCGCTTAATAACACGACTTTCCATGCCACTCCGCTTCAGGAAATGTTCGGCGATTTTGGCGGAACTATCGACTTTGCCGGTAATAAAATTATTAAAGCATTTAAGCATCAAGGTGCAGGTGGCTTTGGAGCAATCTCTGAAGGTGGCGACTTTGTTAAAGGTCGGAACCAGACAGGTTTCCAGGGTTATGAGCGTCTTAAATATCTAAACACATACTTCTCTCTGTCAGGTCCTGCTTCTAAGACAGTACGAGCCGGAGAAGGAGCATATACTGACGCAATCAGCTCTGCCATGGAAGACACTTTGCAGTTAGCTAGACAACAGATGGAGCGTATGTGTGGTGGAGCTGGGACTGGAGAATTGTGTAGATTTGCTAATGCAGAAAATAGCGAAGTTTTGACACTTGAGTACCTTGGTACAACTGATGGTGTTTCTAGCACAACCTTTTCTAGTACAACTACAATTTTAACCGCAAGCGCTGGTGGAGCTTATTCAAAAGTTCAGTGGCTGCAGCCAGGAATACGCGTCAATCTGGTAGCTACAACAGAATTTGACTCCTCGATTCCGACAACAGATTTTGTTGAAGCAACAGACGCAACAAGAGCTGTTTTTGAAGTTGGACATGTTGATTACTCTGAGGATACTTTTTCATTAAAGAACGTAAGTGGTCAGACCGTTGACGCCGATGAAATGGATGTTGAGACTCTAGTAATGGTTCTCGAAAATTCTTATGGCGAGATAGAGGCTGCTGGTGGAGAAAGTTCTGACTACTGCTTAGAGCTTAACGGGCTGTATAACTTAGTAGATACCACGACTTATGAGAGTTGGAATCTTACCAGGGCTACTTATCCTCACGCTCTTAACAGCACGGTCATTGCCGCTGCAGACGCAGAGCTTGATGAAGAGCTTCTGATAGGATGGATTCTAGACTTGGTAAACATTAAGCAGAGTACTCCTAATGTTCTTGTTACCGACCCGAAGAGTCGTCTGAAGTATTTCAGTAATAGGAAAGAAGACCGTCGATTTGACATGACCGTCATGGACTCGATGTTTGGGTTCAAGAGTATCGGTATTGTCATCGACCAGTACAGTATGCTTCTGCAGAGCTTAAGTTCACTGCAGCCTGGTACCTTGTTTATGCTTAACACAAACGCGTTTAAGTATGCCAAGGCTACTAATGGCTTCCAGTGGATTGAAGACGGTGGAAGAATTCTGAGAAATAAAGAAGGTAGCGACAATCTGTTCGGTGCCGCTGTTAATTACTGTAACTTTGTCTGCGAAGACCCGAAGGGTCAGCTTAAGGTGACAGGCCTTAGCTACAGCTAATGATAATTCTCGCGTTCCGGGGTGAGGTTTCTTTGTTAAGGTCTCCCTCCCCCGGACCGAGATATAATGAAAGGTTTTCCAATGAAAAAGTTTATAGTTTTTTTAATGGTGCTTTTTTTGGGTGCGACTTGCCTTAGTGCAGTTACTCCTAATAAAACGTACAAGAGAAGTGATGGTAACTTTTCACTTCCCTTTTCTGGAACAGAGGCTGCTAGAGACTTAGTTCCTAGTGGCGTGTGGACACTAAGGGATGGTGCGCAGTGGTATGATACTGCAACTAATACCTGGTTCACATATGAAAGTGATACATGGACCGCATTCTCTGCTGGTGGTGGTACAACGCTGACAGGGGCGTATAACTACGGCGGACTTGGCGTTGGCCGAGCCATTGTATCTAACACTGGTGCTGTCACTATCACTAAAAATGATGGCGGCACAGAGAATGTCCTTGAGATTTCTGCAAGCCCTTCCGGGTCTGCTGATGGTGACGGTATTCTTGTGACATCAGGGGCTAATTCTACTGGTGTAGGCGTACAGTTTGCTAACAGTGGGTCAGGTATGGATATTGCCGGGACAAGTGATACATGGACTGTTTCAGCAGCAGGGGCTGCAATATTTGCAACACTAGCCCCAACTGGTGCCTCTACTTTCGTAGGCGATGTTACTCTTGAAGGTACAACTTACGATCTTATGTTTGATGCATCTGCTAACCAGCTTGAGGTATGGGATAATGCCCAAATATCTTTTGGTACAGGAGAGGATGTTGAAATCTCCTTTGATGCTACGGATTTAGTAGTTGCTTTTGATGATCTTGACTGGAACTTTGGTTCAGATGGAGCTGGAGGAGATGTGGTATTTTACTCCGAAACAGCTAGTTCTTCCGCAACTTTTACTGAAGAAACTGATGATTTGTTGTTTGTAGCGTATGATGTCGATCTAAACGACGACTCTACACTATTATTCGGCTCTCATGATGACTTTAGTTTTTATTCTGACACCACTGGAACACTAACGATAGGCTCTCTGTTAACCGACGAGACGGCTACTATTGATGTTGGTGCAAATACCGAAGGTATTGATGTAGAGATGTATGGTACAACTACGGGCGCTCTTATGTTATGGGATGCTAGTGCAAATGAGTTGTTTTTCGACGGCGTTGCTGATCTGAAAATGAGTCAGACGAGCCAGGTTGAGTTTATAGACGATACAGATGCCGGTATAGCATGGGCTATTGATAACGTAACGGACGATGTATTAAAGATTACTCCAGAGCTCACAACTGACATATCTGCGATTCATCTTGGTGATGCAGACAACACTTCTGATCTTAATCTTTTCGGTAAGGAAGCAAGTACTGTAACGTTTGATGCTTCTGCTGACAAGCAAACCAATGTCAATTACGACATACTTCTTGATGATGCATCGACATTACTATTTGGTACTGGTTCAGATTGGAGTATGTATAGCGATACGGCTGATACATTAGAGTTTGACCCCGGTGCTGCTGGGGACCAATTATATCTAGGTACAGCTTATACTGATGCGGTTGACGTGACATGGTTCTCTGATAAAACTGGTGCAATCCTCTTTCTTGACGAAGAAGGTGCTTCAGTTAACTTTGGCGTAAACGCTACTGGATTAGATGCTAAGTTCTTTGGTGATACTACCGCTAAGTATATGCTATGGGATGAAAGTAAAGATATGCTTATCCTGTCAGGTGATACTGGCATGATAGAGTTTGATGGTGCAACTGCTGATGTTCACGAGACAACTCTTACTGTGGTTGAGCCTACAGCCAGTAATATTGTAACATTACCTAATGATACGGGTTTTCTTACTTATAGCGCTGGTGGGACAACTAATCTCTCAGGTGCAGGCGTAATCCCAATAACCCACAGTGTAGTTCTATGGACTATAGCTGGTACTGTGGCCGGTACCCTAGCGGACGGACAATCACCGGGACAAATTCTGACGGTTGTTTGTGTGGCACAAAGCGTTGGGGCTGGAACACTTACTCCAGCATCTGTTACAGGATGTGGATGGGCAACAGTAGTGTTTGCCAATCTTGGTGACTCAGCAACATTTATGTATGTGGATGCTACTATTGGATGGATAATAACTGGAACCCATGGTGCAACAACGAATGCATTGATGACACAATAAAAGCAGAGATTACTTGGGCGGGGCCTAAAAACCCCGCTCATATTTTGGAGACTAACAATGAATGGACTAAAATATTTAAGAACAGAAAGAGACGACGAGAAACGACTGCAGAAGGAGTTTGATGACAGACGTATTAGGTTTGGCAGAAACGTGAAGACGCATCAACTGGAAGTGTGGTACACACCAGAGTCAAGTTCACCATATAAGATAGTAACATGCGAGAATGTAGCACACGGAATAGTACAGCTAAGACACAGAATAAGATACGACCGCATGAGAGCTTCTGACATACTGAGAGAGATAGACGAGCATAATGATAAGCTGCAAGCCGGACAAGATGACATAGCAATATCAGAGTTCAGTCACGACATGAAGAATATTATGAGCGGAAAACAATATTTTATTCAGCCAGGAAAAAAATATGAGAACTAATAGCTCAGTTAACGAAATAAAAGTAGAGACAGAGACCTTATACAGAAATGTTACAGGCAGAGGACAACTATCTGCCGTTGAGTGTGACATGGTCTACTCTTCTATTATAGACGCGTACCAGCTTGTATTGCTAGAGTATGGAGTGTCTACGTTTAGGTTCCAGGAAGCTACTCTTTCCGAGGCTACTACATCAGGAACTAACTATATAGACCTTGATGAGTATGTTTATAAGGTAGTTGGAGGGACAGTACGAATTGCTAGCGAGAACATACTCTTAAGTCTTATAGATGAGCAGGCTATATACGCCGTTGACCCTGATTTGGACACATCTGGACCACCTACTTCTTATAGTTATATTAATAGTAGTGATGTGAACGTGGTACGTTTAATGCTTTGGCCAACACCAGACGCAGCATATACCATCGCCCTTAAAGCACTTAAATATCCAGCAGATACTATTACAGAGTTCCCTGCGTATCTTATGAGCGCAATAAAGAACAAAGCAAAAGCTCTTAGCTGTCTTGCTTTAGGGATGCCTCAGTTAATGTCCCCCTTTAATGCCGCTTACGAAGAGATAATCGCTAAAGTTAAAGATGGATATGAGAACGACGGGCCAAGACATGTTGGGCGTTCAGTAATAGTAAATTCCTCACGTAGTGTAGAAGGGAGAATCTCATAATGGCTTATACAGGAGCTGAAGTAATAACAATGGCCCAGAGGCTTCTTGTTGATATTAGTGATGATGCATACCTTACAGATGCTCTCACCTATCTTAACGAGGCTCAAAAGAGGTTTGCTTCCGAGACACATTGTAATCAGTCGATGAGAAGTGTTACCTTTACCGGAAACAGTGCAACGCTTGCCTCTATTGCGAGTTCTTTTACCGCAGCACAGGAGATAGCGTATATAACAAAGATACAATATTACAGTACCGATAAGTGGATTTCTCTACCAAAAGCTCCTGTCTCAGAGATGAAGGACCTTCCGGTGGTAGCTACAGTCATACCTACTCGGTGGACTGTCTTTGGTGATACAATATATCTTGACCTTGACCATGCAGCAGCAAGCCTTACACTGCTTACTAAAGTGTTCTGCACTTACATCCCGATTGATCTAGCAACCACAGCAAGCGACGTAGCAATCCCTATACAGTGGACAGAGGCTCTTGTACAGTATATAGTATATTGCTGCAGGGTGGCAGATAGGGACGCAGGATTGGCTAATGGAGCGTTTGCAGACTACGACGCAATAAGACAGCAGGCAGCGACATTTTATAAAAATCAAGTTGGAGGTTAGTACATGTTTCCAATCCGAGAAAAACAACAACCAGCATATAGCCCAGAGACTTTCGAGAAGATTGTAGTCTCGGACTTTACAGGTGGTCTTAATATAACAGACCCTCC